AAAATATAAAATATTAATTTGGTTAATAAGCAATACAAATATAAGTTTAGATGATATTGAACTAATTTTATTATTGAATATAAAAAATTCTTATAGAAAAAATCTATATGAAATACTAATCAAAAAATTTAATAATATTGAATTTTTTAAAAATGATAAAATATATTTTTTTAATATTAAAACTGTTTTTTAACTTTTTTATTATCAATATTCAAAATCATTTTTTTACTATAATAAGCTATTCTGTTTTCATTACTTTTAATAGCTTTTGTATATTTCATATTGTTTTTTTTAGCAAATAATTTAGTGTGATCTATCCATTTTTTATTATTAGGTATTTTACTTTTATTGTTTTTTTTAGTATCTTTTTTAGTATCTTTTTTAGTATCATTAATTTTTTCTAATTTAATATTATCATTTTTAACTTTTTTTTCTTTGATAGTTTTAGGTGGCATTATTTTAGGAAGCATAAATAATGTTTAATTATTATAATTATTAGATTATTTTCAATTTTTTAATATTGGTATGCTAAACCAGCTATTCCACCGATTATTCTTAATACATTATAATTTGTTCCATATATTCTAACAATATAATCTAAGAATTCTTCATTATTATCATTATTTTTAATATTATTAAGTTGTAATAATTCTAATCTTAAATTAACTGCGGGAATTCTTCCAAGATTAACTGAACCTGATGGTTGAAAATCAGTTGGAAATAATGAAAAGGAAAATACATTTATTCCTAACACTGGTGTAGAATTGTATGCTTTATAAGGTTGTAAATAATTAAAAAATTTATATGTTTGGTCTATGAATGTAACACTATTAAATATAATAGAACTTGCCTTACAATAAGGTATTTTTGATAATTTAAATGTTAAAAGATAATTAATATCATTAATAAAATCTTCATTTGTAATAACATTATTAATAATTTTATTTTCATAGATGGTTAAACCTTTCATAAAATCTAAAGCATTAAACTCTTCAAAAGGATTAAATAAAGAATTAATAAAATTAATATAATCATCGCTTTTACAAGAATATTGTTTTGTGTCCAATTCTTTATAATATTTATTTTCATTATTATTACCAATTATTAAATCATTACTTGGTCTTTTTGTAGAAACAAACCACCATAATTCTTTAACACAATGAAAGAAATTTATATTAAATTTATTATTTAAAGGAGTAGCATCTGTAAATTCAATCATTTGATTTTGAGTAATTAAATATTCATGTCCTGCTTGGACGAATTTTTGTCTTTCAATACTATCTAAACTAATATATTCTAATAAAACTGTAATATTAAGTTGATCTTTTAATTCTTCTTCAATATAAATTAATATTTCTTCTTTATAGATATTAATAATATTTTCAACAAATTTTTGTTCTAAATCATCAGTATATGTAATTTTAAGTAAATCAAAATAATTATTTATTTTCATTCTAAATTGAAAATTATTAAATTGTAAAGCTATTAAAGGAACTGCTAATCCATATGTTTGACAAAACCAAAAAGGAACTGGCAAATAAACATAATTATTAGAATCATCTTTATTTAAAAAGAATTTTATATTTTTATTAATTTTTTTATTATTAATCATATGATTATAAATTTCTTCATTTCTATATGTTAATTGACCGTAAGTATCAATATAATCTGGAAATAATCTAACAATATTATTACTTCCAATATTAATTTCTAAAAATTCAAACATATAAATAGCTATTTTATCAATCCATTCTAAAAATATTTTTGAATTATTATTTAAATGAGAAAGTATTATATCATATAATATTTTATTTAATTCATCTAAAATTTCCATATTTACAATAATTAAATTTTTAAACATTTCAAATGAAACATTTTGAACTGATAAATTTTCATAATTATATATTAAAACATCATCAATTAACTTATATAATGATGCATTTTTATAATAATTAGCATTTTGAGAAGTAATATTCATGGTATTAAAAAAATAATCAATAATTTCAAAAAAAACATTATATTGTCTTTCTATAATATTATCTCTTATCAAAATATTTAAATCAATAATATAATTGGAATTCGGGGATACTAAATCATTAAAATAATTATTAACAATATTTTGTAATTGTAATTTGAAATTTAGAAAAAGTGTATAATATTTATTATATATTTTTAATTTTTCATCATTGTTTTTTTTAATTTTATCATTAATAAAATTTAAATCTAAAATTGGTAATTTAATTTTAAGAATAAGATTACTTAATAAATCGTAAGATTTTGGAATATCTAATACTGATGTTTGGTCAAATCCAATTGAATTATCAAATCTTTGTTCTATAAACATTTTTCCAAAATTAGTATAACGCCTGTATATTAATTTAAAAAATGTTATTTCTGGATTATTTGTAAGCATTATATCATGACTTCCATAATTAGTTATTTGTATTAAACCACCAAAAGATGACATTATAAAATATTATGATATTATAATTATAATTATAATATTTTAATTAAAAAAATATAAAATTAATGAGTATTTTTTTAATTAAAAACTGGAAAAAAAAATTATTATAAAATAAAATTAAACTAAAATATATAAAAATTTAATTCTTGATTATACTGAATATGAAAAATTTTCTGGATTAAATAATGCAAAAATAGGAAATATAACAATAAGTAATATCAATGAATTAGACATTTTTGTTAATAAAATGATAGAACTCTTAAATAAAATAATAAATAAATTTTAAAAAAATTGAAAAATTATATTTATATAATTATTATTATAAAAAAAATGGAAAATTATACTGCTTATTTTTATCCATTTAATGATATTAGTAATAAAGAAAAAAATGTTTTTGATTTATATTTAGGTTATATAGAAATTAAAAATGGAAATAATATTATTTCTAAATTTGAATTTGATATCAATGATGTTTATGAGGAGCCAAAATATACAATTGATGCTATTTATCGTATTCCTTCTTGTAATTACACTGAAATATTTTTTAATTTTGTTGAAAATTTAGAGACATTTGGCAACGCTAAATTAAGTTTTAAACAGAAAAATGGCGAAAGGTATTATGAGGTTAATAATAATATTTTTAAATTTCATTTTACTAATGAATTATTTAGTTATGAAAATAATATAATTATTAATGAAAGTTTAATAAATGCTTTCAAAGAAATTAAAAATATTATAAAAAGTTAAGTGACGATTTTTTTAATTATTTTCAATAAAACGTCACCATGACAAGGTTCTGGATGACACCAACAACCAAGATTTTTATTTTTTAAATTTAATAATTCATTTTTAAATTTATTATCATTTTTAATTTTTTGTTTAATATATTTTTTATATTTTTTTATTACATCTTCTCTTGTATTATCTTTATCAATTTTAAAAGGATTATGAAATAATGATGTTTTTTTTGGAAATCTTTCTTTATTTATAAATACAATTCCAGCTCTTCCAATATAATAATTATTTTCATAATCATCAAACCATTCTTTTAAATTATTATATTTAGGTCTTATATATTTTACTTTACAATTAACAACTGACATAATTTGTTATTTAATATAATTACACAAATTCAATTTTTATAAATATATTAACAATTCGTGTAAAATTAATAATTAATATAAAATTAAATTGTAATAATAAAATTATGAATAATGATAATATATGTTTTGGAATTGATTTTGGAACAACAAATTCTTGTATAAGTTTTTGGTATGAAAATAATCCAATAATTATAAAAGATATTGATGATTCAGAAATTATACCAACTGTTATTGAAATTACAGATAATAAAAAAATAATCGGACAGGAAGCATATAAAAGAAAAGAAATTTTTGAAAAATTAGAATATGATAATTTTGTTGTTTATGAAATTAAAAAATTAATTGGTAAAAAATATTCTGAATTAGATGAAAAATATATTAACTTATTAGCTTATCAATTAGAAAGTGATGAAAATGATAATATCATTATTGTTTATAATAATAAAAAATATCGTGTTGAAGAAATTGTTACACATATTTTTATGTCTTTTTATTATTTATGTAATAACTATTTAAAAGAAAAATATAATGTTAAAGAAGAAGAGTTTAATAATGTAATAATTTCTGTTCCAGCAAGATTTAATGATAATCAAAGAGAATTAATTAAAACTTGTGCTACACATTCTGGTTTTAATGTTATAAGATTATTAAATGAACCTACCGCCGCGTCATTATGTTATGGAATTGGAAATTTAAATTCAATCGAAGAAAAAGTTATTGTTTTTGATTTTGGTGGTGGAACATTAGATATAAGTTTATTAAGAATATTAGAGAATGATTATGAAGTTATTGGTTCAAGTGGTAATAGTAATCTTGGTGGAAGTGATTTTGATAGAAAATTAATGGAGTATTGTATTAGTTGTTTCATTGAAAAATATAAAATAAATCCGGAAGATTTTTTAGAAAAAATTACAGAACAAAACTTGCAAAAACTAAAATATTTAACTGAAAAATGTAAAATTACATTAAGTGATAATTTGAAAACCAAAGTAATTATTAATAATTTTTATGATGAAAAAATTTTGGAAGTTTCAATAACAAGGGATGATTTAAATTTAATATGTAAGGATTTAATATCTTTAATGATTAAACCCATTAATGAATTGTTAGGTATTTGTGGGATAGATAAATGTTTAATAAACCAAGTTGTTATGGTTGGTGGGATGACTAAAATGCCAATTATTATTAATAATATTGAATTATATTTTCAAAAGGAAATAAATTGTTCTATTGACCCAAACACTGTTGTTTCTATAGGTGCTTCAAGATATGGTTATTGTTTATTAAATCAAAAAGATATTGAAGATAGATTATTATTAATTGATAGAACATCATTATCTATAGGTTTAGAAGCAAGTGGTGGCATTATGGATATTTTTATAAAAAGAGGAACTATTATTCCTGTTAAAAAAGTAAAAAAATATACAACTGATACAGATGATATGGAAGAAATAGATATTAAAATATTTGAAGGAGAAAGAAAATTTACAAAGGATAATATTTTATTGGGTGATTTTAAATTAACTGGTATAGAAAAACAAAAAAGAGGTATTCCTGAAATACAAATAACTTTTTCTATAGACCACAATGGAATTATTAATATTAAGGCTGAAGATTTAAATAATACATTAAATAAAAAAAGTTTAAGAATTCTTGGAAATAAACAAAATTTAAATGAAGAGGAGTTAAATGAAATTATTGAAAAAGCTAAATTAATGGATAAAAGAGATAGAATTGATAAAGAAAAAAAACAATCATATAATAATATAATTTATGAGAGTAGAAAAATTATTGATAATTTAAATAATAAAGAATTAAAAGCGGATGAAGAAACAAGAGAAAAAGTTATTGAAGCTATTACTGAATTATTAGAGTGGATACAAAAAATGAATTACAGCGATATAGAACTTGACAAATATCGTGATATAAGAAAAGAATTTAAACAGAGATATTCCATATTTTTAATTCATAACACAGAACCAGTTAAAGATTATAAAGGTTCAGATGAAATGGATGATAATAAACATATGAATAGTGATAAAAATGATGGTGTTAAAATTTTTGATGATGAAGAAAATATTAAAAAATATGAAACTCAATTAAATTATATGAAATCAATATTAGAAGAATATAATCAAATTAGTTTAGATATAACTGAACTTAGAAGAAAAGATTTTAATATTGATGTAGGTAATAATTTAAATTTTATAAAAAATAATAATAATTATGAAAATATTAAAAATGTAAAACCAAACAATGCGGATAATAATGAATTAAATGAATTATTAAATAATAAAATAGAATTAAATGATATTGAACTAATTAAAGATAGTTATGATGAAAATAATATTGATTTATTTAATAATATAATTGAAGAAATACCCAATAAAAAATTAAGTGATAAAAATGAAGTTGTTGATTTATTAGAAAAATTATGTTTAGATGTTAAAACTATTTGTAATGATTATATAACTGTATTTTTAGTTGATAATACATTAAAACCAGATGATATTGATAATAATTGTATGAAAATTCATAAAGTAGATTGTATATATAAAGATACATATGAAATTTATAGAGAAGATATTGAATTATTACCTAAAATAAATAAAATGTTGGAAAATAAAGAAAAATTTTATTTAGAACAAATGAATGATAATAATGAAGATGAAATAAATAAAAAATTAGATATTATTATTATGTTTTTTGATAAATTACATAAATATCAAAACAATTATGAAAAATACACTAATGATGACTTAAATAAAATGATTAAAATTATTGATAAAATATAAAAAACACCACAAACACTATGATATATAAAAATGAATTATGAATATTATATTATGACTTATGAATATTATAAATGAAAAACATAAAAGAGCCAAAGATAATTTAATTACTTTAACTCATCAAAAACGCTTTGACAGAGAAAACTTAAGCTTCGTCATCAGAGCTTTCATCGTCAGCCCAAGAGAATGCAGTCTTTTTCTTTCTCAAATCCGAAATTTTCTTCTTTGCTTTTTTAATAGCTTTTTCACATTGTTGAAATGCTTCATCAGTGGCAATCTCATCAAAGTCAAGTTCGGTTCTCAACTCTTCAAGACAGTCTTCCGCATCATAAAGTCTTTGTTGCCACTTTTTGATTTCTGGGTCAAATGAAAAATTACGAGCTTTAGGAGGAGAAGAAACAACTTTTCCAGCCCAAGAACCCGAAGGAGTAGAACTCACTGAAACTGTTGTCTGTGGCATTGACATTTCAGTGACAGTTGAGACAACAGACAATTCCTCAGACACATTGTCACTTGAAGAAGCTTGAGAGGAAGACCCAAAATTTCTTCTGGGTTTTCCCTTGACCCAACGGGGAGAACGTTTGTGACTAAATTTGCATTTGTCGCCATTTTTGCAAGAGCGTTCGGTTCCATTGAAATACCCACAAAGGTATTCTTGGTAATACCAGCCCGTTTCTTCCATAAATCTTTTCATAGATGATTTCATGCATAATTCACCAAATTTCTCACCTGATTTACCGGTTGATTTATCTCCAATAAAATGACAAGTTGATACACCAGAAAGGAATTTAACCCAACCTTTGGTTTGTTCAGTAAAACTAATAGACATCTTTTCACAGTATAAACTTTGATTAATCTTAGATATTAAACTTAATTTATTAAATCATTCAAATATTTTATTTTTCAATTTTTTTTTGTGTTTTATTATTGATATTTTTATAATAATTAAATATTATATAATACTATATAGTATAAATTAATTAAAAATGAGTAAAAGATTTCTTTCACCTAATGGTAAAAATCCTAAAGAATTAAAAAAAGGTAATATTAAAAAACAAATGGAAATGACAGAGGAAGATAAAAGCAAAAGTTTAAACAATATAAAATTATTTAATAAAAATGAAGAAAATATAGATGATGATAATAAATCAACATCGTCATATGATTCAGAAAAACATGGAATGGAAACAAATAGGTTGAGGGCTCTTGAAAATGAAATTGATTATTCAAATAATTGTTTAATAACCCCATTTGAAGGTTTAGAATATGACTTGGATAAATATGATATGACAGAAACTTCATCTGAAGATGAAATAGAAGAAGAAGATGAATATGAAATATATTTATTAGATAAAAAAAAGCGTTAATTATTATAAATAGTTAAAGCTTTATAATATTCATAGAGCATTTTATTAAGCAGATTATCATAAAATTTAATTTGATTATCAATAATATTATTTTTTAGTTTTAATGTATTATAATTTTTATTAAGTATTGCTAAATCTTTATAAACATCATCAATATCCATAATATTATTTATTTATAAAAAAAGTTTTATCAAAAGTGTGTGTATTATTTAATTTAGAATTACCAACAGAATATAATTTAATATCATTATCATTAATATTATTATTTATATTAATTGGAATAGGTTCAATATTATCATTTATTTCAATATTTTGAACGCTTTTATCATCAATATTTGAAATATCATTTAAATTATTTTTTGGAATACTATTAACTGATTTATTAATTTCTGTTAATTCATCTTCATTATTATTTAAATTATTTTTTGGAATACTATTAATTGATTTATTAATTTCTGTTAATTCATCTTCATTATCAGTTGAAATAATTACTGTATTTTGTTTTGAAGAATTATTAATAAAATTTTCTTTTAATTCTTCTGTGGAAATAGATGTAGAACTAATTTCTGTATTATCACTATTAATACTATTATTAATACTCTGTGAATTATTTTGTTTGGAATTTGACATACTTAAGGATGTTAAAGTTTTTGAAATATCTTTGGTAGTATTTGAGGTATTATTTGTAGTAGATGATGTTGAAGTATCCGCATCTAATTTTTCATTAATTAAATTAATTTTAGTATGTAAATTATCTTTATCGTTTTCAAGTTTATTTAATTTAAAATTAATATTATTGCATTGATTTTGTAATTTTTGGTTTTGTTTTAAAATAATAGATGAAAAACGGTAAGAAAGATTAGAAAAAATAATATTGATTTTATTTTTATCATAATTAATATTAAAGGGTGTTTTAAACATAAAAATGATTAGATGAAAATAAAATGTAATAAGTGATTTTTGTGTATCAATATTATTATTTTGGAATGTTGATGAGATAATAATATTATAAATAAAATTTTGAAGTTTAAACATCATATCAATATCATTTGTAAAAGTAGTATTATTAATAAATTTATATTCAATAATATTATCAATATTTATAATACTAAAAATAAAATCTTCTATATTTGTATCTGTAATTTTATTATTAGTAATTGAATTTAATATTTCTGTATTAGAAATAGTATATGTTTTGTTATTAAAATGTATTATATACGAGTTAATATTTTCATCAAATTCAATATCTTTTTTATTAATAACTATTGATATTTTTTCAGAAATAGTATTTGATTTTTTATTTTTCAAAATATCATTGATTGATTTTTTATCTTCAATTTTATCAATAATTTCAATTTTATCAATAATTTCATTTTTATCTTCAATTTTATCAATAATTTCATTTTTATCAAAAATAGAATTTTCTAATTCGTCATCTGATAATGAATTATATGTAGTATTAATAATATCATTATAATTCTTTGGTTTAATAAATCTTTTAGTATTTAACATTATATAAATATGTATATAATTTTAATTATTTAAAAATTATAAATTGTTTTTATTCAAACAAAAAATTAAAAGATATATATATATATATTATATATGGATGAAAAATATGAAAATGAAATAAAATATTATATAATAAAGAATGAGTTTCTTAAAATTCATAATATTTTATTGAAAATACAAGAACATATAAATACAAATTATAAAATTTTAATGTTTTCATTATCAAATAATTTATCAATATTAAATAATTTATTAGAACAATTATTAAATGTTTATAATGAAAATATTAATAATTTATCTATAAATAAATTAGAGAACACAATAAATATTAAAAAAATTTATAATAATATTGAAAATGATAATAATTTGAATTTAATAAAAGAAAGTAAATATTCAAAATATATAAAATATAATCCATTGAAAGTAATAAAAGATAATATTTTAATATTATGTAAAATTGTGGGTTTTCCAAATTTAGAAATATTAATATATTTAATAACAAATAAAACAAATATTATTTTCACAAATAAAAAGGATAAAGAAATAAATGAATTATTAAAAACCATATTTTTTCCATTAAATTATGAAATTAAAAATATAGTAAATAATGAAACAAAAATTTTAAAAATAAATAAAATAGAAAATAATGTTAATACATTTATATTTGATAAATTTTATGAAATAGAATATTGTTTTAATGGTTTAAATATTATTATTAAAGGTTTTAGTAAAAAAGATAATATCAATATGAATATTTTAACATCACAATTAACATATCCATTTATTTATAATATTAAAGAATTATTTAAAAAAAAAATAGAAGATGATAATTATTGTATTAATAATATTCATATTAATAAAGATTTTATTAATAAATACTTTAATAATATTGAAATATTGGATTATTTAAGTTATACATATGAAAATATGTGTGAAAAATTAAGTAATGATTATTTTAAATATAACGAATATGATAAATTATCATTATTAAAATTATTAAAATTATTTACAAAAGATGCAAAAGAAAATATTTTTAATATGTTTAATATTATTAGAATTTTATTGTATGGAAATAAAAATAATATTTCAGTTGTTAATTTATTATTTGATTTATTAAAAGATAAAAAAACAACAAGAGAAAATGAATATATTACAAATATTATATATGAACAATTAAGTTATAAAAATCAAGTATTATTACTTAATTATAAATTTGATATAAATAATGAATTAGATAAATTAAAAAATCTTTCAATGCAAGATATGGATATAAAAAATCAATTAATTTTATCAAAATCACTACCAGATTATGTTAAAAGATTATGTTATGATAAAATAGAAGAATTAAAAACATCAAATAATGAAACATATAAAATTAAAATGTATATTAATTATTTATTAAAATATCCTTGGATTTCCAATACTGATGATGATATTTTTTCATTGCTAAAAGACAATAAAGAAAAAATAAAAGTATTCTTAAATGATATTGAAGATAAAATGGATAAAAATATTTACGGTCATAAAGAACCTAAAAAAAAAGTTATTGAAATGTTGTCAAAAATTATAAAAGTTCCTGGAACAACCATTCAACCAATTGCTTTGGTTGGACCATCGGGTGTTGGCAAAACAAGATTTGCTAAAATTTTATCAAATTGTTTGGATTTACCATTTATTCAAATAACATTGGGAGGTCAAAATGATGGTGAATTATTGCACGGTCATGGTTATACATACTCATCCGCCCAACCTGGTTTGATTATTAAAAAAATGTGTGAAGCTGAAAATGCTCGTTGTATAATGTTTTTTGATGAATTAGATAAATGTTTAAATAGAGATGGAAAAGAAAGTGATATAATGAATATTTTAATTCATTTAATTGATCCTATGACAAATAGTTCATTTCAAGATAGATTTTATCAAGAAGTAACATTTCCATTAAATAAAGTAATATTTATATTTTCATTTAATGAAATTCCAAAAATAAGTTCTTATTTATTAAAAAGATTGGAAGTTATAAATATTAATAATTATGTATTAGAAGATAAAATAAAAATAACAAGAGAACATTTATTAAAACAATTATGTAAGGAAACCGGATTTGATTTTGAAAGTATTGTATTTGATGATGTATCACTTAAATTTTTAATTAATGAATATACTATGGAAGCTGGTGTTCGAGATTTAAGAATTAAAATAGATAATATTTTATCTAAATTAAATGTAGATTATTTAAAACAAAAAGGTTTATTTAAAAATGATGTTGTATATAATAAAGAAAATCCATTAATTATTAATAAAGAATTAATTATTAATATTTTTGGTCATCCTAAAAATATTGAAAAAATAACACATCCTGAAAGTTGTGTTGGATTTACTAATGGACTATATACTTCTGGAAATGAAATTGGTGGTATTTTATCTATTCAAGTTGTTAAAAATAATTATGGAAATAAAGATAATTTTATGATTGAAATAACAGGAAATCTTAAAAAAGTAATGAATGAAAGTGTAAAATATGCATTTAATTGTGCTATGAATATTGCATCTGATGAACAAAAGAAAATTTTTTATAAAAATTACCCTCAAGGTGTTTTTTGTCATTTTAGCGATGCAAGTTCAGTAAAAGATGGTCCAAGTGCTGGTTCAGCAATATTTTTAACATTTTATTCGGTTATTGTTAATAAAAAAATAAATAATAAAATAGCATTAACAGGAGAAATTGATATGTTTGGTAATATTAAGGCAATTGGTGGCGTCAGGTTAAAAATACAAGGAGCATATAAAGCAGGAATTGAAACTGTTTTTTTACCGGAGGAAAATAAAAATGATATTGAAGAAATAATTAAAAATAAATCAATTGAATTTGATTTTACAAAAAAATATATTTTGGTTTCAAATGTAAAAGATATTATTGATAATGTTTTTAATGATTAATTTTTTAATTAAAAATTGATTTTATTATTATAAATTAAGATATACAATGTTGCTAATATTTAATAAAAAAATATGAAATTGTTTTTAAGTTCTTTTATATTTTATATTTTAAATATAAAAGAACAAATAGAAACTAAAAGAGTAATTAAAAAAGTGTTAATAATAAATATATTAAGTAAATATAAAAAAGAATAATTATAAGTATATATTATCAAGAATTATCAACTTTTATGCGACTAGTAGCAACCCTTTAAATAAAAATATGTCTTTTAGACAATAATAAATCGATTTCTTAAATATTCGTATTCATTTTTATCAATAAAACATCTTTTATTTAATTTTAAAGGTTTTTCATACTTTTCAATTAAAAAATTATCTATTAATATATAATCATTTTCATCAACATTCATTATTTCTTCATTATCATTAATATGATTTAAAATAATATTATAAATTTTTGATGTTTCACTATCATCATTTTTCTCTAATGTTTTTATTCTTAATAATTTATTCACAATATTTTTAAGTTGTTTTTCTTTTTCTTGTTTTATTTTTTTTATTAGCTTATCTCTATTTATTTTCTCTAATTCTTCTGAATGATTAAATTTTTGTATTCTTTCTTTGGAAATTTTTTCATATTCTATGGCACTTAATCTAATAGCTCTTTCCAATTCGGTTTCATTATTATTATTATCATTTAATAATTCTTTATTTTTGAATATATTATATTTTTTTTTATATTCATTTTTGTTTTTTTCATTATGTATATTTCTTAATAATTCAAGTTCTTCATCACTATCATTATTATCATTAAAATTATTATTTATTAATTTATCATTATAACTTTCATCTGCTTTTCTGATATTATCCATATTAAGATATTTATATTATTCATAATAAATAAATTTCAATTTTTATATAAAACTGATTATTTCTCTTATCATATCTTTTGAAATTTCTGTTAATTTTAATTCATTAAATTTTCTTTTTTTATTTTTATCATCAAAATACCATACTAATAATAAAGGACTATTTCTTCTCCAATTAAATTCTTTGTTTTCACTATCAATAAGATTAATATAATTATTTTCTTTAATACAACAAAATTTTAAATGATTAACAAAATTATTCTTATCTAAATGTTTTATTATATATTTCTTGTCATCAAAATTAAATTTATTATAAATATATAATAAAATTGAATAAAAATTCTTAAATTCTATATTTAATTCAATAATACTGCTATTTAATTCTTCTTGATTTTCATAATTTTTACAAACATCTAATATATTTAAATTTTTATTATTAATGTTATTATAAATAATATCATTAATTTCATTATTAAATGAATTTTCTATTAAATATTCACCTCCCATATATATTATACTATTTATGATTGAATTAAATAATAAATATTCTGGAACATTTTTATCAATTATATATTTTTGAAATTCAATATCATAATGATATTCAACAAATAAATTAAATATAAAAGATGTTTCTTTTTCAATTATATCTATAAATTCTTTATTTGATATATTATCAATAATAAGTTTAATAAATATTATATTTTTTTCATAATAATGATATATTAATTCTTGTAAAAGTTCTTCAAAAATATTTAATACTTCTGATTTATATTCAATATATAATATTTTGATAAATTTTTCAAAATTGTATATATCATTATCTTTTATAAAATCTTGAAGAACTGTTGTAAATTTTTTAATACAATTTTTGGTATGATTTGTGCTTTCCATTTTTAATAAGATTTAATTATATGATATTAATAAACATAAAAATCAATTTTTATTTAGCAGAACATACTGATAATTTTAAATTTGTTATTAATAAATTATTTGAAAATATAAGTTCTTTTGTATTTTTATAATCAAATAAATTATTTTTTAAATCACATAAAACACCATTATAATAAAATTTGCCATTTTTATTTTTAACTGTATTGTAACTGTAGCCATATAAAAACGAGTTGATTATATTTTTTTTGTCATTTGAATTAATGTTAGTAATATTAATTTTGATATTTCTTTCTTTGTATAATTTATATAAATTATATCTATTTTGTTTATACCGTTTATTAACATCTTTAATAAATCTTGAATTAAAAATACCTTTATCTAAATTATCAATTGCATATTTGAATAATTCTAATAATAAGATATGTTCGGATTTATAAGAGCCTTTTTTAAACTTTTCAATTATTTTTTCTTTTTCTTTTTTTTCAATATCCGAATAAAACATATCATCAATATTTTTAATATTGTCAAGAATACAAATTATTAATAATACTTTGTCAAATAATTTAAAATTGATATTACTAATATATAATAATGTTAAAGCTGGAAAAATATCCAATCTTGAATCAATAACTAATTTTCCAATATTTGTTAATATATTATCTTTTATTAAATTATTCTTCACACTAATTTTAAATCCATTATGTATATAATCTTTTTCAGGTGGTTCTATTAATTCTTTAAACATTTTTTTAACATCTTCTATTGAAGCATCCTTTTGTTTTATATCACTTTGTAATTTCATAAATAATAAACAAATATCTTGTAAATTAATAACTTTAATATTTGGTGGAGGATATTTATGAGTATTATTTAATTCTTTTTCTGTATATAAATGAAAACAATATCCTTTATTTGTTCTACCTGTTCTGCCTTTTCTTTGTTTAGCATTTGATTGTGATATTAATTCTTTTTTTAATAAATTTATATTATTATTTGGTTCATATAAAATATTTATTTCTAATCCACTATCAATAACATAAACAATATTTTCTAATGTTAATGAACTTTCAGCCACATTTGTTGATATAAAAATTCTTCTTTTATAATTTTCATTTATTTTTTTATATTCTTCAGCATTTGATAAAAATATTTCTAAATCCTTTGGAAATCCAGAATATAAAGCCATAACAAAACAATCATTTAATTTTTCATCTAAATCTGATGCTATTTTTTTACATTCTGATACAGATGGTAAAAAGAATATTATATCTCCATTTGGAATTTTTTCATCATTTATTTTTTTAATAATATCAGTTATAATTTCTGAACCTTTTTTTAAATATTCATCTTTTTTATCTAAAATACTATTTTCTAAAAATATTGATTCAATTGGATAATTTGGTTTTCCAGACATTTCCATATAATCATATTTAAACTCATCACTAAAATATTTTTTAAAAATACTTTCATCTATAGTAGCACTCATAATTACTAATTTAAGTTCATTCAAACCTTGTTCTTTTCTTAATTTAATTGCTTTTTTAACTAAATATAATATTAAATCAATATTAGTAGATCTTTCATGTGCTTCATCAATAATTAATATATCAACATCTTTAATTAATGGATCGGTTTTAATTCTTGCAATTATAGTTCCATCGGTGCAATATAATAAATTTGTTTTATCAGATTTTCTACTTTCACCTCTATATTGATAACCAACATATTCACCTAATTGTGTATCAAGGGTTTTTGCTCCAAATACAGCGGTATTTTTAGTAATTTGTTTTTTTGGAAGTGTCATTATACTTAATCCTTTATAATCCATATAATGAAGACAAAATTTAGGTATTAAAACAGATTTACCAGAACCAGTTGCTGAAATAATTAAAACAACATCATTTTTCTTTAATAATTTTAAAAATTTTTCTCCATATTCATAACCAGGTAAATTAGACCACATTTTACTAAGAATTTTATATTCATCACTATATGGTTCATTATTAAATGGATTATTATTTTTACCTTCAGGGTCAAATATTCCAATAGTCATATATTATAAATATCATAATAAAAAAATGCATTATAAAAAATAATAAAGGAATATAATAAATGATAAAAGATATAGTTTAGTAATGGCTGTAACAAATAAAAATGTAATAGATTTTTCCATAGTAAAAAGAGCATTAAATAGTGATAAGTTTTTAAAATTTATAAAAAAGTTAAAAAGAAAAGATAAAGAAAATAAAATGTCATATTTATTGGATAATTGTGTAATACATAGAACAAATAAGTTAAAAAAATATGTAAAAAAAGAGAAAATGCATTTAATATATAATGTTCTATATCATTCAGAAATAGAAACAGTATTTTCAGTTTTAAAAAACAAAATAAATAGAAGTGTAAATAATAATTATGAAGATATAATAAAAATAATAGTGGAATTTAAAAAAAAATTAAGTAATATTTATAGAAATTCTTTTAATTTATATTCTCAAATATTATAAAAAAATAATATAAAATAAAAAAGTCGAATAGTATATTGCATCATAAAATAAATTAAAAATAATTTAATATG